AATTCATATAGTGGATGATATATTGGAATCGGAAATAGAAGGTTTTCCACGTCTTGAACCTGTGTTTAATCGATTGATGGACATTGAGAAGATTGTAGGAGGTGATGGTGAGATGTTTTGGAGAAATGCACGTCCTGGTTTTGCAGGAAAATTAGATGATAACTTTCAAATCACTCCTGCCGCCAAAAAAGATATAAACGACCAAATAGAGGAATATGATCACAATTTAAAGCGAATTTTAATAAATACAGGATTAGATTTAAAACCCTTATCTCAGCCCGTGCATGATCCTAAAAATCATGTGGACGTACAAATTCAAATGATTTCAGCACAAACCTCAATTCCAAAACGAGTTCTAACAGGAAGCGAACGCGGAGAATTAAGTTCCTCACAGGATGCAGATGAGTGGAAAACATTTTTACAGGACAGACGGGAGTCCCATGCGGAAATAAGAATATTACGACCATTTATTGATCGAATGATTGAATTCAAGATATTACCCAAACCATCAACAGGTAAATATGTCATTCAGTGGTCGGATTTATTTGCAATGTCAGAAAAAGAACGCACGGAAATAGGCAAGAATAGATCCACAGCAATTAAGGATTATGTAGCAAATCCTGTGGCAGAGGCAATTTTCCCACCAAAGGCATTTATGCAATTTTGTTTAGGATTAGATGAGGATCAAATTGAATTAGTAGATGAAATGGTAGGAGCAGGGATGACAGAGGAACAAATAGCACAATTATTAAATCCTGAACCTGCTCAGCCTGATCCTAATCAACCAGATAATACAAACCCACAAATAACAGAATAATATGAAGGAAGAAGTAAAATTATTAACCGTACCAGACCCTAATATTTCAAAAATAATTGAATTTTTCGGGTTGGATATTAATGTTGTAAAGTCAGTTGATATTCACATTGAAATCGGAAAACCTGTAACATTAATGGTTTACCAATACACAAACCCACAGAATGATATTCAATTAGAATTAAAAAAGAATGACTAATACCAAAACATATTCCGTTTTGTCTGCACAATATGATCCTTCGCAAACCACCGCGTTGCGTAATGCTTTTGCTCGGGAAATGAAACGTAGGTTTGCTGAATTAACAGCAATTATTTATAAGGCAATTGTACAGGAAGACTGTTTTGGTTTGAACACACAACGACCATTAATCCAACAGATGCAAACGCCTGGGCAAAGTGCTTTTGCATTCGGACGCACTGATGTTAAGATGGCAGAGTTCATGAAGTGGGTGCAGGATCAGGTAGATAAAGGAATTTTAGAAGTTAAGAATATACAACAAGTGGGGGTTGGAGTTGAGGGGGCTTGGACTAATAGATATGTGTTTGACTCGTATAAACGAGGTGTTATTCGTGCCCGGTATGAATTAAAGAAGGCGGGATTTTCTGTTCCGTCAGTTGAGGACACAGGAGGGATTGAAATATCTATGTCCACCCCCTTTCATTTGGATAGATTAGGAATATTATACACCCAAACATATGCACAATTAAAGGGTGTAACGGCTGCAATGGATACACAAATTAGTCGGATTTTAGCGCAAGGTTTAGCAGATGGGGATAATCCTCGTGCAATTGCCCGTAAATTAGTAGCTACTATAAACGGAACTAATATGGGGGATCTTACAATTACCGACACACTAGGCAGATTTATCCCAGCCGCAAGACGTGCCGAGATGATTGCACGCACGGAAATAATCCGTGCTCATCATCAGGCAACAATACAGGAATACAGAAATTGGGCAGTTGAAGGAGTAATGGTACAGGTTGAATGGATGACGGCTGGAGATAAGCGTGTTTGCTCACGGTGTGAATCAATGGCAAAAGGAAGTCCATATACCTTAGATCAAATACAAAATCTTATTCCAAACCACCCTCAATGCAGATGTGTAGCAATTCCAATGAAATTAACCTTTAAATAAATATAATTATGCAAGATCCAGATCCACCAAAACCACCGAAATCATGAGAGTAGCAGATAGATTAATTTTAACAGGAATCATCTATATGTTGATTTTTTCCATATATATGATTTGGTCCGATAAACCAATTGTTTATAAATACTTTTGGCGTACGTATTTCTACCTAATGATATACAGTTTACCTATGGTAATGTATATTATTATTATTCCTTTATGTTATAATTATCCGCAGGCATTATTATTATGCTGGTCTTTAATCTTATTTTTTGCGGGTTTTATAGTTTTTAATTTAATACTGATCAATAAGGAGTATACAGTATTTTATAATTATTGTACATCTCAATTGTATAGGTATATATTTACTGGGTTTATTATGTTACTTATTTTTATTAGTTTATTTGTTAAATGCTTCATTAAATAAAAATAGTTATGGGTAGATATTTTTGGCAACCAATATTGGGATGGGTTTCTGGATTTGTGTTATGTATTATTATAACGTCGGTTGTTCTAAAGTTAGGCTGGAAAAGTCCATACGAGGTCCTATTGTGGGGATATGCCACAATTGGGTCAGTTAGTGTATTTGCGTGGACTCAATTTGCAGTAAGAAAAAAAGAAGATCGTATGGAACTAGAAAGTAAATTGAAGGAAAAGGCAGATGTGAAGGATATTGATAATTTAAAATGTCAAATTGATATAATGCATCAAACGGTAGAGCATATCGCACAAAGTCAGCAGGAGGAACACGCAACCATCGATAACATTTATAATTTAATGTTAAATAAGAAATTATGAAACGTACGAAAGGTAATTTAATACAGGTAAACTTTCAAAACAATAGTTACACAATACAAAAGGTAACGCATCAAGGAAAGCCTTTTATTGTTGTTCCTGTAACTATGATGGTTGAAGGTGTGCATAGTGGTAGTTTAGGACCTCTTCTTCATACCATTGATGAATTAGGAAAGTACCCCGCTTCGTGGGATGGAATTCCTGTCGTAATTGATCATCCTCAGATAAATGGCATTTATGTTTCAGCTAATTCACCAGACATAATTGATACCCGTACCGTAGGACGTGTTTATAATACACATGTAGACGGAAGTAGATTACGGGCAGAGGCTTGGTTAGATGAGGCTAGTTTAACACAAATATCTGAAAATACATTAACACAAATAAACGAACAGGAAATGGTAGAGGTATCGGTAGGCGTTTTTACCGATAACGAACCTGTAAACGGAGATTGGAACGGAGAACAATATAGTGCCATTGCACGTAATCATCGACCAGATCACTTAGCCCTCCTGCCCGGCGGGACTGGTGCATGTTCAATCGAAGACGGTTGTGGTATTAGAGTAAATAAGAAAGGAGGAATAAATGTGGAAGTATTAAAAATTAAAGATGCAATCAAATTATTAAGCAATTCTGGGTTTAATATTTCTGAAATGAACGTAATGGAGGACGGATACAATGTCAAAATGGAAATAATCCGTAGGAAAATAGATAGTTTGGATTCGGAAACTGTTTATAATTATATGGAAGAACTTTTTGATACCTACGTTATCTACAATGTTCGGAACAGAAATGAAGGCGGAAATAAATTATTCCGTCAAGATTATAGGATTGTAAATGATCAGGCAGAATTAATTGGAGATCCTGTCGAGGTCGTTAAGAAAGTGGATATTGAGTATTCTCCAATTCAAAGTAATACCAGTATGAAAAGAACTAAATTTAATAACAAGGAGGTCAATCAAATGAATGAATGCGGACAGTGCATGGAAAAAGTGGTGGCTATTATAAACAGCAATTCCACCCCGTACACGGCAGAACACAGAGAATGGTTATTGACACAAAAGGAATCTTTTTTGGATCAAATTTTACCAAGTGATTACAAAAAACAACAACCTGATGTTAACACCGCTCCTGCTGCAAGTGTAACGGCTGAACAAATTTTAAGTGTTTTAAACAGTATGAAGCCCGAGGATAGGGTTAAATTGTATGCCGAGGAAGATCGTCAAGCCCTTACAGCATTTAAAAAACAAATTGCTGATAAAAGGACTGTAATGATTGCGGGGATACAGGCAAACACTTCAAAGGAACAATGGCCGGTAGAGGAATTAAATACAATGTCAGATTCTCAATTGGAACGTTTGTTAAATTCTGTAAAGAAAACAGAATTTGAAACGATGGATTATTCCTTAAATGGAAATACAAGGAACGTAAATACAAATACTTCTTTGGATGAAATTGAACCATTGTACCCATGCGGTATTGAAATTGAAAAGAAATAAAACGAAAGGAGGAAAAATAAATGGTATACAAAACGGTTAAATTAAAAAATTACGGAAACGTATTTGTTGAATTGGAAGCTAATGCAGCTATAATTCCTGGGATGTTGGTAGAAGTTATGAGTACCAACAAACTTCGTGCTCATGCAAGTGCGGCAACATTTGCCATGCCTATGTTTGCACTCGAGGACGGAATGCAGGGTAAGGGTTTAAAGGATAATTATGTTGCAGGTGATCAAGTGCAGGTTTGGATTCCTGGTCGCGGGGATGAGGTTTATGCTTTGTTGGTTGATGGTGGACAGGCAGTAGCTATTGGTGATACACTTGTTTCGGCTGGTGGTGGTTATTTGAAAAAATCACAGGATACAATTAACAGTTGGGAAAGTGTTGATGCAGGAATGGACATTTCAAATAAATCCATTATTGGAATAGCCCTCGAG